AAAAGCCAAACGACCATGGGGACCGAACAGTTCGCCCTCGCGTGACGCCTGCGTATCTACGCATTGAGAATCCGCTGATCAACACGCCCGAAGATCCGTTCATTGAGTTGAGCGACGTGATCGACAAGCTGGGCCAGGGTGCGGCTGAAGAGGCCGCCAAAAAGTTCTACAACGACATCTACGAGAGCAGCGCCTGGTACAACGACTACCAGGATAAGTACGACTCCATCGTGGATCTCATTAAAAAGAACCCCGATGATCTGCGCGGCCTGTACGTATACGCGTTCAAGTTTTTCGACGACAAAGAGCTTGTTGCCGCTGCCAAAAAAGCCGGCTACGACGGCGCGATTCACGCCGAGTACGGTTTTCATTCGGAGAACGATCAAGGCGTCGAGTACAAAGTGTTCGACGATTCACAGGTCAAGTCCGCCACCGGCAACATCGGCACGTTCGATCCTGAGAACCCAGACATCACCCGCTCCCCCCGGCGAAACATCCTTGGGAACAAAGTCCCGCTCTCACGCTGGACCGCGCCCACTGAGTCGAAGATGGACGACGCGCTTTACGTCTTGCAAGACAAGCAGATCGACACCAGGCGCGTCGTCGAGTCCATCAAGAAAGCAGCAGGCGCGATCGCCGACAACTGGAACCCGTACCTGCAGGAAGAGCTTTTCCACGGGAGGACCGCGAAGAGCACCAAGGACTTTCTTCTCGATGAGCTTCGCCCGCTTCTGCAAGAGATGCAGATGCGAAAGGTCTCGATGGCGGAGTTCGAAGAGTATCTCCACAACCGTCACGCAGAAGAGCGCAACGACCAGATCGCGAGCATCAACCCGAACATGCCAGACGGCGGATCGGGGATCGACACAGCTGATGCAAGGGCGTACCTCTCTGGTCTGACTCCGGATAAGCGCAGGTCTTTCGATTCCCTGGCAAAGCGCGTCGACGCCATCACGAAAGGAACCCGAGATCTTCTCGTGTCCAGTGGTCTCGAGACCCAGGACACGATCGACGCCTGGGAGAACACGTACTCCAACTACGTTCCTCTTCAGCGTGAGGATCTCGACTTCAGCACTCAAGCCACAGGAGCAGGTACTGGCCAGGGCTACCAAGTCAAGGGCCCGGCGAGTCGCCGCGCAACCGGCTCGTCCAGACCCGTCGTCGATATCTTGGCCAACATAGCCATGCAGCGCGAACGAGCTGTTGTTCGCGCTGAGAAGGCTCGCGTGGCCACCGCTGTGTACGGTCTCGCTGTCCAGAATCCGAATACCGACTTCTGGCTTGCGGTCGATCCCGCTGGTCAGAAGGATCCGGCCAAGGCTGTGCAGGACCTGGTCCGTATGGGGCTCAACCCGCTCGACGCAGAAGGCATTGTCAACGAGCCGACGCAAAGCTACATCGACCCGAGGACTGGTCTCGTCAGCCAGAGGGTCAATCCCTTCCTGCGGAACAGCCCGAATGTTCTCGCGGTCCGGATCAACGGCGAAGAGAAGTACGTCTTCTTCAACGCGAACGATGAGCGAAGCCAGCGGATGGTCTCGGCTCTCAAGAACCTCGATGCTGATCAGCTTGGTCGGATCATGGGGATGAGCGCCACAGTCACCCGATACCTGGCCGCGGTGAACACCCAATACAACCCGATCTTCGGAGCGGTCAACCTTCTGCGAGACCTTCAGGGCGCAACTTTCCAGCTCTCGACGACTCCGATTGCGGACCGAAAGGCCGAGGTTCTCTCGAACGTGGTCCCTGCCATCCGCGGGATCTACTCTGACCTGAGGGCGGAGCGCCGTGGCCAGGCCCGATCGTCCGGAACCTGGGCCGCTCTGTGGGAAGAGTTCCAGCGCGAGGGTGCGCAGACCGGGTTCCGGGATCAGTTCAGCCAGAGCGAAAAGCGCGCAGAGGCCCTGCAGTCTGAGCTCAACAAGATCAACGAGGGGAGCGTCAAGAAGGCTGGGCGTGCGATATTCGACTGGCTCTCAGACTACAACGAGACCCTCGAGAACGGCGTGCGCCTTGCGGCCTACAAAGCCGCCAAGGACAAGGGTATGACCGCCCAGCAGGCGGCAAGCGTGGCGAAGAACCTGACGGTCAACTTCAACCGCAAGGGCCAGGTCGCAACCCAGGCCGGCGCGCTCTACGCATTCTTCAACGCCTCGGTCCAGGGCACGACAAGGATGGCCCAGACTCTGGCCGGTCCGGCTGGCAAGAAGATCGTTGCCGGCGGTTTGATCCTCGGCACGATGCAGGCGATCGCTCTTGCCGCGGCGGGCTTCGACGATGACGAGCCTCCGGCGTTCATCCGCGAAAGGAACGTGATCATCCCGACCGGGGATGGGAAGTACCTCACCGTTCCGATGCCGCTTGGCTACAACGTCATCCCGAACACCAGCCGCGTGCTGACCGAGTGGGCCCTGTCTGGCTGGCGAGACCCGGCCAAGAGGGTCGGACAGATCACCGGTGCGTTCCTCGAGATGTTCAACCCGATCGGTAACGCAGGCTGGAGTGTCCAGACCATTGCCCCTTCGATCGTCGACCCTCTGGTCGCTCTCTCAGAGAACCGGGACTGGTCCGGAAAGCCGATCGCCAAGAAGGACATGAGCTCGATGAACCCGACTCCCGGGTACACTCGAGCGAAGGAAACCGCGAGCGTTCTTTCGAAAGAGCTCTCGTACTACCTGAACCTGGCAAGCGGCGGAACCAAGTACAAGCAGGGCCTGTTGAGCCCGACGCCGGATCAGATCGATTACCTGATCGGGCAAGTGACCGGCGGTCTTGGCCGAGAGATTCTGAAGGTGGAGCAGACGGCGACGTCTTCGGTCACCGGCGAGGAGCTCCCGCCGTACAAGATCCCCCTGGTTGGCCGCTTCTATGGTGACGTCAACGCCGGGTCGGCCGAGTCGAATCGCTTCTACACGAACATCACCAAGATCAACGAGCACGAGAACGAGATCAAGGGTCGACGCAAAGCCAGGGAGCCGGTGGGTGAGTACCTCCGAGACAACCCGGAGGCTAGGCTGGTCGGCCTGGCGAACTCCGTCGAGCGCGAGGTCCAGGCTCTGCGTCAGCGGCGCCGGGACCTGGTCGAGAGGGACGCTCCTCCCGAGTCTGTCAAGATGGTCGAGGCTCAGATCAAGGCGAAGATGAAGCGGTTCAACGACCGCGTCAAAGACCTACGGGAAAAGCAGACGGCCGATTGACCAGAAGGCTGGAATGCTGAGCACGATCCAGGAGCAGAGGAGGAAAGCCTCCCGGCCTGACGTGCTCAGCAGAGCGAGCAGAAAACAGATTGACGCCCAGGTGGCGCCGAGGACCAAGATCTCCATGCGCCGAGCATACGGCCTCTGAATCTTGTGGAAAATTCGGAGGCCTTCGGCGTCTTTTTGTGATCGCGCGTGTACAGGTTTGTACTAAATTTGTTGCCTGAACCGCGCTTTGTTTTGTATGATCCTCGAATCAATTGTTTGAGGATCCATACCATGGCAAGCATCGCGTCCTACCCGGGCGGCCGCTTTCGCGCCGTCGTCCGTCGGGTCGGTTTCAAGACCGTCTCTGACATCTTCCCCACCAAGAAACAAGCTGAGGCCTGGGCCAGGTCCGTTGAGACGGACATGCACACTCGCCGGCACCGCGACCCCACCGCCTGCCAGAACGACACCGTTGGCTCGATCTTCGAGCGGTACCGGGACGAGGTTTGCCCTGGCCGAAAGGGCGGCCACTGGGAGGTGGTCAGGATCAACAAGTTCCTGAAGGAGGCAGAGTTCATGCTCCTCCAGGTCAAGCAGCTCCAGCCCGCAGACATTCGCACCTGGCGCGACGAGCGCTGCAAAAAGATCAACCCCCGCTCTGTCAACCGTGAGATGAACCTTCTCTCGGCCGTCTTCTCCCACGCGATCGACGAGTGGGACTTCTCCTTCCCCGGGGGCGCCCACCCAATCAAGGCTGTATCGCGCCCAAAAAAGGCATCTCCGGTTCTTCGCCACAGGCGCTGGGAGGATCATGAGATCCAGGCCTTCCTAAAGGCCGCAGGACACGACGCCGCAGTCGACCCTAAGGTAGGCCTTGACTACGTCCCCTGGGCCTTCCTGCTGGCTCTGGAGACCGCCATGCGCCCCTCCGAGATCTGCGCGGTGAAGGTGGCCGACGTCCGCCTTTCAGCCAAGTGCATTACCCTCCACGACAGCAAGAACGGATCCGGTCGACGGGTGCCCCTGTCGACGGCAGCGGTGGGAGTTCTGGAAGTTCTGGTCCGCGGGAAGAAGTCCGAGGATCCGATCGTGCCGATCACGGCCCAGACCCTCGGCGACTACTACCGCAGGCTGCGCCGCAAAGCTGGTCTGCAGAATGCCGATCTTCGGTTTTACGACGTCAAGCACGAGTCGATATCCAGGCTCTCGACCAAGTTCGCCAACGTGCTTGAGCTTGCGGCGGTCACCGGCCACAAGTCTCTCCAGTCCCTCCGGTACTACTACAACCCCAAGGTGGAAGAGCTCGCGGCCAAGCTTGGCTAGAAGGTCTTCCCACCCGCGGCCTGGCGGGCCTCTGGCTTATGGTCCGCCCGGTTCGCGTTGTAGTTCAACTTCTCGACGATCGCCCCTCCCAGGTCAAGGCCCAGCGCTCCGGCCAGGTCCGCGATGCGGATGATGGTATCGGCGAGCTCCACTTCGAACATCGGCCGGTGAGGAAGCTTGTCGTCCATCAGCCCCTTCCTCAAACCCTCGAGAGCCTCTGACAGTTCGCTGTGCGTGAGACACAGCTTCTGAGACACGAGGGCCCCTGCGAAAAGCTTCTCAACCGATCCTTCGGGGTTGGCAACAATCTTCTTCAGGTTCAGTCCAGTCGGTGTGTGGGTCCACCAGCCGGCGGCGAGAGAGGCCTGGTGGCAGTCCTCAACGAGGGCGTTTATTGTATCAATGTGGTCTTCGTTAATCATGCGTTTTCCTTTTCAGTGGTGGCGTCTGCACCCTGAGATTGCCCGGCAAGTTGTTGTAGGTACTGCCGTGGCACCTCGATAGTGACATCCTGGTGCCCGCAATCTGGGCATTTCTTTCGTCTCTGCACGAAGTTAAAGCCCCCTGGATCGGCAAAGTTCCGCGTGTCCAGGCAAACCATCTTTTGCTTGCAATGAAAGCAGATCATGCAGGCGCCCCGCACGGACACCCGCCCCATCGCTGATAGTCCGCGCCTCCGCACTGGTCGCAGATCCCGGCATCCTCGGGTTCGCTCGGCGGCTCTGGTGTTTCGTCGAGGTCGTCGATCATGTGTTCTTCTCCTTCAGTTTGGCTTCGATGGCTTGGGCGAAGTCTTTGAACTCGGCCAAGTCAAATTCGTCGGGGCAATAGGGCATAACAGAATCAATCTCCTCGGGCGTCAGCCCAACCCACTCGCGGCGTGGTGGGTATTCGTAGAGCGGAATCCACCGGGTGGGGTATTTATCCAAGTCGGCAGGCCTATGCGTAATGAAATTGCAGTCAATGTACCTGTGCATCCACGCCACCGGCTCCTGCTCTGGTGCTGCGGGTGGGTGGGTGTAGAGAGGCGCTGCGTACCGCTTTTGCCCGTCCTGCGGATACTCTCGGTTCAGTCGCTCAATTTCAGCGCGGGCTTTTTTCTCCGCGTCATCGTTTTTGAAGAACTGAGTGGGTCTGCCCATGTATATCGTCGCCCACGCCACCGGCTTATGTTCATTTTCCACCGTTTTTTCGACACGTTTCTCTGTCGCGTCGATGGCAACGACATGTTCCAGCGCGGCGCGGAGGGCGGTTCGCACAAGGCCGTTGCGATCCACATCGTTATCGCAATGCGAGCAGCGGTGTCCCGGGACGGAATAACGGCTGGGGCAAGTCAACGCATCCAACGCCTGCTCCACAACAGCGCGGTCGATCAAGATCTTGTCGGTCATTTTGTCCCCTTTGCTTTCTTTGCCGCCTTGGCAACTGTGATGTTTGCTAACAGCTCCCCGATCATCAATGCCTGCACACCATTCCGATCTAGCACTTTCTGCGCGTGAGTCATGATTTCCTCGAAGGCCCGCCGATCCGATTCTTTGACAATGATTGGGTGCCGCACAACAAGACCGCAGTGCGGACACTTCTGATCGGCTGTGGGTGGTAGCGCGGTTGCGATCGCCTCCATCCCGGTTTCAAAGGCTACTCGCACGTCTGGCTGGTAGTAGATGGTCATGCTGTTCCCCTTGCTCGGATGGCGGCAGCGCACCACGTTGCCAGCACGTCCGCACCCTCGTATTCGGTGTCTATGTCCTCACAAACCTTTGCACAAGCATCTCGCTCGGCCTCAGCGACAAGAGCGGCGAAGCGTTCAAGTTCTTCATGTGTGCCCGTGGCTTCGCAACCAACAGATAGCTGCCACATATTCAACTCAAACCCCGCCTCCCGCGCCATGCGGATGATGTCGTCTTTATTCATTTCATGCTCCTCCCGATCTCAGCGGCAGCCCTGACGATGACGCGGCGGGTTGCGGCGTAGGGGTCGGGCCTCGCCTTTTCCAATATTTGGTTATACAAATTATCTGAAGCGCCGACATACACAGCGTTGACGTGCGGCAAATGCAGCGCCAGCCCCAACTTCACCGCCAACCGCAGCGCATCGCCGTCGTCGACAAGTGGGTTCCACCCATAAGACGATCTATTGAGCCATGCCGCTCGATCATCGCCGGTCAACTTAATCTCCGCCGCTTTCGCAGCCAGTTCAAGTAGTTCGCGGTCGGTGTCGGTCATTTCTGTTCCTTTCTTGCGCGAAGCATGGCGTCGGCCATTGCATAGGAATTTTGGGCGATCGGATCGACCGCCCACACATCGACACTCGTCCTTACGTTCCTCAGCAGCGCCTGCAGCGCCCGTGCCGCGAAATAGTCGCGCAGAGTCATGCCGCTGTAGAAAGCCTGGTGGACTGTAGTTTCCCCGGTGGCCAGGTTCTGGGATGCGTCCAGCGCCGGGAACGCCGGCCCGCCGTCGTTGATGTCGCTCATGATTTCGCCCCCAATTGTTTTAGCGCTGTTCTAAGCCTGTCGCGGCACTGAATCGCTGCGGCCATCGGTGTTAAGTGCTTAAACTCGCTGGACACCTGAAACCTACCACCAGACACGGTAATGCTGACATCGATAGCGCAATGCCACCCGCTGGCGTTAATTAATCCGATCCTTGGTTCTCCATGTCTCTCCAACTCTTTAAGAATCTGCTCAAGGGTCTCAGGAACATCGATGGCAGTGGATTGCGTATATGTGGGACTGTTCATGTCCGGCCCTCCGCT